GTTTTTCAATGCCTATCTACATAGAACCATGCCTGCCCTTCATTGTCTGTAAAACTATCGTCTTCAACGGTATTCGTGAATCCAAAGGGTAAGATCTCGTCTTCCATTGCCTGCATCTTCTCTTCAAGCATTCGTCTTCTGAGGTCAAGATCTGTTATATCCTTGAAGTGTGGTTGTGAAGTCAACCATGCAAACAAAAGCATCGACATGACAAGATCATCATGACACCCAACATCAGCTTCATAGGACTGTGCCTTGGAAACGAACGAACTCAATTCAGAAATGGTTTCAAAGTCGTTGGTAATGAGCTTTTCTCCTTCAATTAGATCCTTGAGGGTTGAACATCCAACTTGCTTGACCTTCTTTGACATGGTGATTCCCAACTGGGTGGCACCCTTCCCGAATCCACCATCGAACACTTGACCGGCACGACCCTTTGCAGTAATCAGCACTATATTTTCGTATTCCATTTCGCCGTGTAAGATATCTGCAACCTGTTGACCAATGCCATTCGTTTCAATTAAAACATAGGCATCATTATATTTCTGGGCACACGACGCAATGATGCTAGGATACATCAACGGAGACACAGACGAGCTGCGATATTTGGCAACATGCCTATATGGAAACTCTGTTGCATCAAAGACAGAGAAGGCTGAATAATCCAGATTCTCCCCGCGTGACACATCCACCCCCATTGCATAGATGCGATCCTCTTTCGGGTGTTCATAAATGTCAATGCCACCACGTTGTTCGGTTGGTGATTTGAACACCAAGTTTTTTAATATACTGGCATTGATGAGAGTGTTGGTTCCTCCAACAAACTCTCCCTCGAACTCTTGTGCCCACCGTTCTTTGCCGATGTTACGAATGGTTTCATCTCGCCACTCATCATCTCTGCCGGGAACATCTCGCCAATGTACGTTGACCGGAACATAATTGTTCCGACCCTCGTTTGCATCCTCCCACATTTTGTAAAAATGATTCAATCCGTTGGGGGTAGACACAACCACAATCTTGGTAGATGTACCAGAGGAAATTGTAGGATATACAGATGCCATGAATTCATCGGCAATGTTGGGCGGAACGAATGCAAACTCGTCCAACAGGATCATGTTATACGAACCACCACGAATGGCTGAACTGGATGTAGAGGATGCAATGATCTTTGAGCCATTCTCCAGTTCAATGTTACCCTTGTTCCAAATCAACACGCCTTGTTGCAAAAACTTGGGAAGATTTTCATATGCCAATTGCAGGCGACCCAAAATGTCCCGTGCAAGAGAGCCTTTGTTTGCAAGAACTGCAATGTTGACATCTTCGTTGAATAGGATATACCACAAGAAGTATGAAATAACAGTGGTGGACTTGCCAACCTGTCGAGGCGTGCAGAAGATAGAGAAGCGATTCTTATGAATCGTGTCAACCATACGCTTCTGGAAATCATAGAGCTTGAACGGAACCACACCAAGATCAACATGCACAACCTTAATATAATTCTCAATAAAATATTCAGGATCATTAGAACACTTGAGATATTCTTCGAGTTCTTCTTCTGTATAGTTGTGCTTGGTTCCCGCAGGTTTTAATTGTGGATTGCCAAGATATGATGTGGGCTGTTCTTCACTCACTGTTCTTCTTTACATCCTTGAGCTTCTGACTAACATGGCCCTGACCACGAAGGAACTTCTGAAGCTCGGCAGTGGAACCCATGAAGATTGCATTCTGGGTCACCTTTTTGGCAGTTTCCTCGTCCTTGATCTTCTTCATGTCCTTTTGGAGTTCAATAAGATCCTTGTTCGTCTCTGCAAGTTGGCGCATGATTTGCCCAACCACCTCATATGCTCGTGGATGATCGGAATTTTCTGCCAGTTCGACAATTCCCTGTAATGCCGTGCTACCCGTTTCAATGATATCTTGAAGGTTGTTACGAACATATTCATAATCTTGGTCTTGATGTTCATGACGTTCTTCTGCTGCTGTCACAGAAACTTCCGAGGGCGGCAACAGCTCTAACTGTTTTTCGTTTTCACTCATAACTTATCCTATTTTTTATGAATTCTAATATAATCAACATCCGTGTGTATTTCCATTTCATCTAGATTTTCGGTAGCTTGAAATAAATCAAACCGGAGTGCTGTGATAATCCTATCATTCCAATCACTTTCCCCCGAAAGATCCCAAGTAACAGTTTGCCATTGACTAGAAAGATCATCAAAATCATTCGTGGTGTATGCGGTCGGAGTGGCAACATCACTGTATCTAGACCCCGTGTCCGTTGTCCACGCATTCTTTTCATTACTGTCTGTTGTTAACCATCTCAACACACCCTGCCATACCATTGTACTTCCGCCAGTTTTATTCGTGTCTTCTATTTTAAATCTCATACTTACGTTTTGGTAATTCTTGCCATAAAAAGGCTCAAACTTGGAATTGGTATTTGCATAGTTCTGAAGATATGCGTGTTCGGAGTAATTACTTGTGCCGGAAAGCTCTGCTGTCTTTTTAATTACATGCCTCAATGACGTTCCTGTATGAACCAAACTCACCTCGCCGTTTGCACTGTTGGAACCTTCCTCATATGTTTCCCAACCATCATGGGATGTATTTCCTGCGGCTGGACCAAAAGCAATTGGTTTGGTAAATGTCATTTCATTAAATTGCCAGAATTGATGTGTGTTGGCAGAAAAATCAATCTCATGAATATTAAAGATTTGTTCTGAAATTCCATAATCACTGTTTGCAGTAATTAAAAGCGGATCAACACTTAGTGCTGCAATATTTGTTGCCAAACCGTTTGCGAATTGACCTGCCGTTACATAAACTTGCTCATAGTTGTTTGCAACTGCGGTGTTCATTGTTGGTCTAAGGTTAACTTTAATCTTATTAATGATACCAGAATTTGTAACTGGACCAAAGAGATGACCCTTCATCGTAAAATCCAAAGTCCAAATTATAATCCGCCGCTCATCAAACCCGCCTTCATAACTGTCTTCCATATTGACCGAATTGAGAACCATTGGGAGATCCATATTCAACGCAAGCTCAGTTACACTTTTCAGACTGACAGTAAACTCTGGAGTAAAATAGGGAAGGATTTGTTCGATGATGTGTGTTCCATCTTCTATGTTTGAAATATAAACACTTAGCTGAAAATTGAAATCATAAGGAACAGGAGAATGGGCAGATGCGATTTGTGTATTTGCAGTGTCGTTTCTGCGACCAAAATATCTCTGCATTGTATTTAATTTACGGTCGGGAGCATAGTTCATCGAAACCAGCTCGAAAGACATGCGAGGCAATGAGATACCAACCGGGCGATCTAAATTCAGATCTTGAGTGATCCGTTCAATATATCTTTGCTGCGGCGCATAGGCAAGCGGAATTGCAATGGTGTCGGAATCTTCACCACTCGCTGCTCGACGATTAATTTTGATGTTGTTGAATAAGGTGCCAAAGGCAACAACAAAATCACGAATCAGCCCGTGCGAAAAAGTTTCAGCCAACATAATTTAGAAACTCCCAAATGGATTGTTTTCACTGAAATCAAGAATTGAATCAGACTTCTCTTCAATTGCAAAATTGTCTCCATCGGTTGCCGTTGATGAAGCAAGAGCATTTGTTGAAAATGCTTGTGCGCGAGAAGAGGTGCCAATAGTTTGTGCGATTTGATCAATCTCATCTATACCCGTATTGATTTTTTGTTGGTTGTATGCAAAGAGTTCACAACGAAGATCATATACAGGAAGTGTGCCCGTTGGATAGAACAAGCTTTCATGTTCAACAAACTGAATCTCAAACAACTTCTTGTTCATGGGGAAATAGATCAAATCACCTTCTCTTGGTCTTGGGTATCCCGAATCCAATTGTTCAAACCTACGGATGGCAACAGTGAATGTTATCTGATCTCGGATGTCAAGACCAAACTTGGAAAGGAAATCCCCCTGCCCTTCAAATCCTTCTACGTTCTTTATATACATTTCAACGATATGATTGACACTATAACTTGAAAGCGTATCCTCGCCTAATATTTGATCGGCACTGCTGGACGAAATGCGAGGAAGCCAATACACATCTATCCCATAAATCTTGATACTTTCGATCAATAAATCATGTAATAAATTTTGTTCTGGTGAACTGTCGTGTATATTGAAATAGTGATTTGTGGGCACTTTTGTTTTTCCTAAATAACTAAATAGTAGTAAATGTCCGTCGCGAGTTGCCCCTCCACGGACCCTAACACGGGAATTACAAACCATGTCAGCTATAATCTATTTAGTCACAAACAAAATCAATGGCAAGCAATATATAGGATTCACTACCAGAAAGATTGATCGCCGCATAAGCGAACACCACGCAAAAGTTTCATGCGGCTCTAAGTATCACTTTCACAATGCTCTCCGCAAATATGGATTTGATGCGTTTGATTGGGATGTGATATTTGAACACGACGACGCCGATTTCACTTTGAATGTTATGGAACCTTACTATATTGAGTGGTTCGATACATTAGAGAATGGATACAACTCCACCCCCGGTGGTTGTCAACCTCCACGTCTATCTGGCAAGGATCATCATTGGTATGGTAAGAAACATACCAAAGCTACTCGGCAAAAAATGAGTCAATCAATGCGTGGGATTCCTAAATCAGATGAGTATAAGCGACGTATAGCTACTCCTATTGTGGTGACATATCCAGATGGAACTGAACGTTCATTTTATGGAATGGGTTTCGCTGCCAAAACAATCTCCGAGGAAACTGGGTTGAGATTTGGTCATGGCGACATGTCTATGTTGGTCAGGGGGAAATACAAACAATATCACGGATTCAAAGCGCGCAAACTAACCGATTAAAAAATTCACCGGCAACTCGTATGCGAGAGACATTTGCTCTTTGAGTCGTTCGATCTCAGCACGGGCATCCTCAAGAATTGCCCTCCCATTTAGGGTGACCCCTCCGGGCATTTGGACGCCTTCAAATTTACTAAGGTTCATCCCCCACTGTTCTTTGACAAGCGCAGTGGCATAGTTTTTTAGAAACATGTTGTTCCAAAGCTCGGCTGTGTCGCCAACCTTTTGGTATGTCTCAAGGACAATATAGTCCCCAACACTTATATCGGTACTCCAATCCCAATCAATGTATACTTTGTTGGTTATACGATTAAATCGAAGATTGCTCATCCCGCTAATTAAGTCGTTTACCATGTTGAGGTGAGAAAGTCTCATCCAATAATTTGACATCTCTCGGACGCCACGGGTGCTATATGTCGCAATATCATTAAATGCCATTTGGTAACGAATCGAAAACATGTTGGTCGTTTGACCAGATGTTGCAAGCATCCTGCTGATGCCGATAATAGAATCGTTTAATGTATTTCCAAGATCCAAATACTTTGCAGTAATATCACTCGAAGTGACGGCATGAGACACAAGAAGTTTCTCGGTTCCATCAAAATGATATTCCTGCCAAAAGCGAAGAGCATCGTCGATACGATCTTCCATTTGAAGTTCATCTACATTAATTTCTGTAACAGGATGACCCAATCGTCTTTTGATGTAGTCTTTAAATGTTTCTCTTGATGTGGGATTTGCCATTATTTCGATACCCCGGCTGTGGCTGTGAGAATTCCTTCTAAAATTCTTAGTTTATAATCTGTAGAAGAATTTAGAAGCATGATATCATATACATATTTACCCGGAGTGAGTGAAAGAGTATTTGCGTTATCTAAATGTAGATTAACAATACCCGCTGTTGCATCCTGCACCCAGACATTAAATATCGCTGCGCTGTTTCCATGATAATAGCTTTTCTTAACATGACCATTGGCTCCAATTGTATATGCGCTTAAATTTAAAGCTGTTGTAGATGAACCATTGGCATATGCAACAACATTTGCATTATAATCGGCTCCAATGTCAACGGTGATATTTTGATACCTGCTTGCCATTAAAAGAATCCTTTTATATAAGATTATACTCCTATATATTTATAATCCATGTATGTTGTTGTTTGCTATCCGTTGATTAACTTTCAGTATTTCGAGCCTTGCATTCTCAACATCTTCTCTCCAGGTTTCGGATATGGGAGTGGATTCTTTTACCTCTTTGATTGCATGATACCATGTGTTTTTTCGGCGCTTGTCTATTTTTATGATACCATTTTTCATGTCATGCCAAAGCATATCTAACTGTTCTGAAATAGGAGGATATGCCAATTGACGTTTCCCCACAGGTTCAGCCGCTCTTTGCATTTCCCTCTCGGCTTGCCCCTGTTCTTTTAACAATCGCTGCCGGGTTTCCTCCCACTCTTGCTTCCTACGAATCTTTTCCATTGCCTCTTTTTTCTCGTCTTCTTTTCTTTTCTTCTCAGCGTCTTTCATCTCCTGAGTCAAGGCAATTTTAGTATTGTCTTTTTGAATTTTCATCTTATCCCTCGATCATTTTAATTTTTATGACAGAATCATGGTATCCATATCCTTTAAAATAGATAGCCATTTGATTGTGTTCTGGTATATACGAAAAGTTGTTACAAGATATTTCTAATGTCTTGTCGTCGTCTTTTCCGACCTTAAAAACTTGACCATGATCTATGTCCACAGTCATACCTTCTTTTAATCCTCCAATCACAGCTTCATCCGTCCCATTGGCAACAATTGTGTGTTTGTTAATAGTCAAAAATGTCATATGTTCTATTCTGGCAATACCAACAGGTTTTCCCGAAGAAGGATCTTTCTTGACATATGTTCCTGTTAATTTTTCTCCGGTCTTGCCAACATAAAATTCATCATTGGTTCTTTGGGCAAACCTTTGTGCCTGACCGGGTGAAACATCGTCCACGGTATATTTAATTCTTCCGGTGTTTTTATCATAAACATATATGGTATCACTCATCAAGAATCTCCTCCACCCTCAATATTATAAACTACATATGTTCCTATGTATGTATCAAACGTATCTTCTTCGCCAATTGCCTCTACAGATCCTGCGCCGCCGAAACCAAATCTTCTGCCTTCGGTTCCAACTCCAGCCTTTGGGTTTCCGCCATACCAGTTATGTTTGGCCATTGATTGTCTTTGAACATTAAAATCCGTAGGAACCAATTTCATCATCCTATATGTTGCCTGTGACGTTCCGCCCCCTGTTACGTCTTCCTCTTTTTGTATTCTTTGCTCCACCTTTTCTGCCGAATATATGTAACGCTGCCCACCATAATTATAGTAAGGCGAAACGTCCATCGCATAACCGCCATCGGCATAATAAAATTCACCATATGGTGTGTTTGAGGAAACCCATTGCGATGTGTTGTTTGAAAAAGAATTCCAGAAAGAATCTAAACTTGTGGGTTGCCCTTGGAATGTTCTGGTCTTCAAAAAAGCATCACCGGGTTCGTATTGAGAATTTGGTGGATACCCTTTACCCTCGGTGGTTGGCAATTGATTTGAAAATCGAGTTCCTTTATTTAAAAGAGGCC